ACCTGAGTTATTTGTTTTAAATGTTGCCGCCCTGCCTGAACCTGCCACAACGTCAAATTTTGCATCCGCACTTGTATCTCCAATACTCACGTTGCCGCTGCTGTCAATGCGCATGGCTTCCGATGAAGAGCCGCCACTAGTCGTTTGAAACACCATTGCAGCAGAATTTACTGCACCTACTGTGCTTACATATATTTGACCTAAGTTGTCCGAAGAATTATTTCCAAACGTAATTTTGCCTACTTGTTGAGAGCTATTACTATCGTTTCTTCTAATTAGTATACCATGACCACCACCACTTGCAGGAGTCTCAATTTGTAGAAGATCATCCGTATTGCTTGTTCCATCACCAATAAGTAGTTTGCCGCTGCTGTCGATGCTCATACGTTCTGTTGGAGTGTCACTACCGTCTTCTGTTGTGCTAAAGACAAGTCTTCCGGGCATATCATTGCTGCCAGAAGTGCCATCTACTTTAGCCATTATAGACGCACCAGAACTACGAATATCAGTGCCATCTGCGCCTGAAAAAAAGATTTGCCCAAGAATATCACCCGATTGCACAGCGGTAACTGCACCATCAGCAGTACCTCGGCTTTTGCCAAAATTAAAATACGGCCCACCAGAATCAGCAGAATGCCGTGTCGTGCTTATACCAGAAGTGTTTGACCCAAGACCCTGAATTTGAAGAGCATTACCACTGCTTAAAAGCACAGATTGACTTGCAGAGGCCCCGATTAAAACGTTGCCGCTGCTGGTGATGCGCATGGCTTCTGCATCCGCTGAACCGCCGCCACCGCCTGTGCGGAAAGTTATTTCTCCTTGTCCTGCACTAGCTCCATATGATCGCATTTGAAACGCATTGCCTTGGTATTCAAAAACTCCTCGGTTTGTTTGGTGTGCAGCAAGATTACCACCAACTACCAAGCAGCCAGAGGTTTCTAAAGTTTTACCACTGACACTACTCTGTATGGTATTTACCCCAATCCCCACGTTGCCACTACCATCAATGACTAAATCATTTCTGCTATCAGTTTCGTTTCGGATAGCAAAACCAGTGTTACTTACTCCTTCTATCTGTCCACAAAGGGTAAAAACTTCAGAACCTGTGCCTTGAGAAGTAAGTCGCAATTTTGCAGTGCCAGATGCTGGACTTACTTGAACTTCTCCAGTTTTTGCTATGATGTTGCCGCTGCTGTCGATGCGCATGGCTTCCGATCCAGAAGTCGAAAAACCTAGTGTGTTAGCCGATGGTCTAAACATCCCAGTATCATTATCACTATAAAAGGTGTGAGTTGGTGCAGATTCTGATCCGTTCTGAGTACCACCCGCGCCTGCAATAGCAAGCTTGGCTCCGCCCCCAGTCGAGCCAATATCCACGTCACCGCTGCTGTCTATGCGCATCTTCTCGCTAGAACCATCCACTCTAAATCTTATTGATGAACTTGCTGTAGCATTGTCTCTATCAGCTACAATAAATAAATTACCATCATCCGAAAATATAGCTCCATCAATGTTATTTGAGCCATCAGCAAACTCTATGATACCTGCACCTGTTCCTGATGCTCCTGAAATTTTTAATTTTTTGTGGTCTGACTCGTTAGCTATTGTAGAGGTCCCAATCCCCACGTTGCCGCTGCTGTCTATGACTGCGTAGTTGGTGTTACCAGCAGCATTTTCAAACGAATAAGTGCTTCCACGCATAACAACGTCTTCACCCCCGTAAAGCCGCAGATCGTCCTCAGCAACAATAGTTAAATCATCTGTTGAGTGATTAAACTCAATAGACCCTTTCTTCCGACCTGCATCAGAACCTGAGTTGTCACCAAAATATATACGACCTACGCCTGACGTGCCTGTTCTAATTTGTATACCAGCAGATGATGCTCCACTTGCACCAATGGCAAGACCAAAACCAGAACCTGTTATGTCATCATACGTAAAGTCGCCACCAGTTCCGATACCTACGTCACCCGTTGACCTTATGCGCATGGCTTCTGAGCCACCTTCAGAAAAGGCAATCGTATCTGCGGCAGGAAAGAATATGCCTGTGTTAGTATCACCAATATTTGTAATTGAAGGGAGAGATTCTGAACCATCTGTAAATAAAGCTTGTCCAGTGCCTGTGACTCTGAACAATTGAGTTGACCCAGTACGTTCATAAATGTGCAGCGGGGAGTCTGTTACTGTTGTTCCGGCCTGAATGTAAAGCCCATAAGACCTATCATTTGTGGACTCTAAGTTTTGTATTTGCAGGGCAAATTGATTGTCTGCTGCACCATCTGCTGCAATAATCGTAGACGCATCGTTGCTATCAAACCCACCGTTTTGAACCACTTGTGCTGTAGTGGTTAGAACGCCTGTTACAAGGCCAGTGCCAGATACATCTAAATTTGCATTAACGTCTACAAGAGTAGCATTTAACTCAATCTCATCTGTAGCGTTAATGTCTAGCACAGTTGCGCTGGGAGCGTTGATAAATTGTGATGCATCATTAAACTGCAAAGCCATAGTGCTGTTAAGTAACAGCCCTGTGTCAGCTACGTGTGTAAGAACAACATCGTTGTCAGCACCAAAAGATAATGTTGCAGCATCATGTTGTAACTCTAAGTCTTGAGTTAGGGTAACGTCACCATCAGCACCTATAGCTATAGCATCTGTGTCACTTGCAGAGCCAATATTACCAGCATCAGGTATAACTATGTTACCACCTGTAGTCATTAAACCAGCACCTGTATATGTACCGCTTACGTCTAGATTAGCGTTAACATCTACAAGTGTGGCATTAAGTTCTATTTCATCTGTTGCATCAATGTCAAGTGTAGTTGCATTAGGAGCGCCTATCTTTTGACTTGCATCGTTAAACTGAATAACACTAGTACTGTTGAGAAGTAGTCCTGTGTCAGCTACGTGTGTAAGTGTGACATCATTATCTGCACCAAAGCCTAGAACAGCAGCATCACTGTCTAGTTTTAAGTCATTACTTACTAGCACTGCAGTAGATGCATTTATATCAACTGTAGGTGCTGTTATTTCTAGTTCTGTATCAGCATCTATATCTAGCTGACCATCTGTACTTGAGTTGATAGTAAGAGCAGTGTCACGAAACTGTATCTTTTCTGTGGATGCTACAAGGATGTCATCAGAAAACTCAAAGTAGTCCTCGTCTTCCATCCATTTAATCTCACCGTCATTGCTATTAGCATTAAAAGATAAAACAATGTCTGTATCACCAGCCTCGCCAAAGGTCACGGCATCAGAACCCATAGTTATAGCTGTGCTTGCAGCTATGTGTACTGTAGGTGCAGTAATCTCTACTTCAGTGTCAGCATCAATGTCTAACTGACCATCTGTGCTAGAGTTAATAGTAAGAGCAGTGTCACGGAACTGAACTTTCTGTGCAGCGTTCATTAAGATATTTTGACTTGCATCTACTGTAAAAGATGTAGTGCCACCTGTGGCTACAGTAATTACATCAGAGCCACTAAACGTAATACTTGTATTTGTATCTGCGTCACCTGAAATACTGTCAAGTTGTATGTTGCCTACGTTAGTAAAGTTAGAGTCACTAAGGTCTAACGTGCCTGTTACATCTAAATTACCGTCAACAGTTAAGTTGCCTTCTGCAGTAACATTAGCACCACTAAACGTTAACGCTGCAGTTGGTGTTGACCCTGACTTAATAACGAGTTCGCCGCTACTATTAGTTAAACTACCAAACGTAGTGCCATCATCTTTAAGTACAACGTCTGCCCCACCAGCATCTAGCGTAATATCACCACTAGCGTCAACTGTAAAAGCTGCTGTAGCAACTTGTACTAATGTGTCAGCTACAATGTCAAGCTGTCCATCTGTACTAGAGTTTATAGAAATAGCAGTATCACGAAATTGTATTTTTTCTGCAGAGGCAATAAGTATATCGTCAGAAAACTCAAAGTAGTCCTCATCTTCCATCCACTTTAGTTCACCATCATTAGTCTCACCATCAAAAGTTACAGTGACATCTGTACCTGCTGTACCTGCGCCAAACGTAAGAGTGTTGCCTAATAGTTTAGTAATAGGCCCACCTTCTTGAGAAGTACCATCATGTGTGTGTCCTGTGGACTCGTTAAAGACTGCAACAAGTTGATCAAACTCATCGTTTGTATCTGCTGCTTGTATTACGTCACCGTCTGTATAAGTAGATTGTCTTGTATATGTAGCGCCCATTAACGTCTAGCTCCCACTTGATACTCTAACTGAAACCCCTTCAGCGAGTAAGGTGCAGTTACACCATTGTCGTTTACTCTTAATGCAACCGTAAAACCTGATCCCTCTACTGGTTGTCTAATTAATGGCTGTGAAGAGCCACCATACACAGAGTTGTTTGTAGCTCCTGAAACAGCATATGTTGCAGTGCCATATTGTGCAGCCACAGAAAATCCAGGAAAAGTAGTAGAATCTGTATTTAAAGGGTACACTGCAGGTCTTGCTGAATCAGGCGATTCATTATCATATCTGACTATTAATTCAGCAGCAATAGCTGACTCAGGTTTAAAATTAACAATAACTCTTTGCATGTGCTTTCGTATGCCTGTATCACCAAAACCTAAATCTGGTCCTCTATACTTTCCAAAAATAGTAGTTCCGTCAAAAGTATTACCTTTTTCTTGTCTATGCACAAAACCTGAAAAATCACCGTGTAAAACTATTACATCTCCTGCTTTAACAAAAGTATCTGTACAAGAAGGTTTGATGCCTTTTACTTCAGAAAACTCAAACCCTTCCCCCTTCATAACACATATTACTCCTCTTGTCAACCTGTCAGATTGCCCATCTTTAGAAAAAAATATTCTGTATTGTGTTTTATCAGGTATAGTTACACTTTCAAAAAGTGCAGCATCTTTTATGTTTTCATCAAACAAAGACTGAACGTTTCTAGTAATTGTACCTAGCTCAACGTCACCAATTCTTGCAGTAGCGGCAACAGTACGTAAACCATCAGGTCCAAGGAATATCAAGTCACCTGCAAATTCTTGGATAGTATCGCCGTTAATACAACCAATATCTCTCGTAACAGGCACAACAGCAAAGTCACTCAGTGAAGATCCTGTAAGATTAAAGATACGATTTTCGCAAAAGATAAAAAGGTTATCACGAAATACTTTTAGTCCTACAATTGTATCGTCTACTTTAATACTACCTGCACCATCACTTGCCGTAAAATCATCTTCGTCAAAAGGCTTACTAAAAACTAACTCTTGGGGTGTAGTAGATTTACCAGCGTAGAACATGTGATTTTTAAATGCAGTTACAAACTTAGAGCCTACTACAGCGCTAGTGCTTACATCTGTGGCACTTAGTGACGTATTAAATACAACAGGTGCATTATCACCATCAACTAATATTATCTTATCATTACCATCAAAGTTAAATCTTTCAAAGTTATACTTACCTGCGCTAGTGCGTCCTGTGTCTCGCTCTGTCCAACTCTCAGATAATATATCGTCAACTGAGTGTGCTGCTGCAGTTGTGCTTGATGTAGCACGAGTTACACCTGTAAAC